TGCCCTGATCAGATACTTCTGCATCCCCTGCAAACCGACCAAGGCCAACGGCATGCGCAAGCGCAACAAGCCTCTGCATGACCGGGAGAAGTGGCGTCTGTTCAAGGACTACTGCGCAGGCGACGTGGTCGCAGAACGCGAGATCGCCAACAGGCTGGCCAAGTTCCCCGTGCCTGACAAAGAGCATCGCCTGTGGGTGCTGGACCAGAAGATGAACAACAAGGGCGTGACGATTGACCGCTATCTGGTAGAGGCGGCGATCCAGTGCGACCAGATATACAAGCAGCGCCTGACTAATGAGGCGATCCAGTTGACCGGGCTGTCGAACCCGAACAGCCGCAACCAATTGCTGGCATGGCTGGTGGTCGAGGACGGCACCGATGTCGAGGACCTGACCAAGAAGACCGTGCCGGCGATCCTGAAGAACACGGAGAGCGATGTCGTGCGCAGGGTGATGGAGCTGCGCCAGCAGTTGGCCAAGACCAGTGTGTCGAAGTATCACGCGATGCAGAGGTCCGCCTGCAACGACGCAGCCGTGCGCGGCCTGACCCAGTTCTATGGCGCGAACCGGACCGGACGCTGGGCCGGCAGACTTGTACAAGTCCAGAACCTGCCCCAGAATAAATTGAAAGACATCGACCTTGCACGCAACCTGATGAAGGCCGGCGACTTTGACATGGTCGAGCAGCTATTCGGGAATGTGTTCGACACCTTGTCACAGTTGATCAGGACGGCGTTTGTGGCCAGACCGGGACACAAGTTCGTGATCGTTGACTTCAGCGCGATCGAGGCCCGTGTCGTGGCTTGGCTGGCTTGGTGCCAGTGGCGAATCGATGTGTTCAATACACACGGCAAAATCTATGAGGCATCGGCAGAGCAGATGTTCAAGTTGCCCAAGGGTAGCGTAGACAAGAAGTCGCCCTACCGTTTCAAAGGCAAGGTCGCAGAGCTGGCGCTAGGATATCAAGGCGGAGCCGGTGCGCTGAAGACCATGGGCGCATTGGACATGGGCCTGACAGAGGATGAGCTGGAGCCGATCAAGATCGCATGGCGCGAGGCAAACCCCGAGGTCGTGCAGTTCTGGTACGACTGCGAGAACGCAGCCAAGGATGCGGTGGCACGTAAGACCAACATCGATGTATCGATCGCCGGTGGCCGCAGCAAGTTGACGTTTAGCTGGGAGTCTGGCTTCCTGTTCATCGGCTTACCCTCTGGTCGCCGCCTTGCCTACGTCAAGCCGCGTATCGAGGCGGAAGACCTGTACCGGGAAAAGTCCGATGGTAGCAAGTTCCAGATCGCACGCGCCGGGTCCCTGACCTATGAGGGTCTGGACCAGAAGACCAAGCAGTGGACACGCCTGTCTACCTACGGCGGCAAGCTGGTGGAAAACATCACGCAGGCAATCGCGCGAGACCTGCTGGCCGAGTCCATGCTGGCGCTGGACGACGCAGGCTTCAGCCTGCTGACCACAGTCCATGATGAAATTGTGGCGGAGGAAGACACCAACGGGCCGCATGATGTGCGTCTGGCCGAACGGATCATGGGCAGGCCAATCCCGTGGGCCAAGGACCTGCCACTGCGGGGCGATGGATTCGAGACACCGTATTACATGAAGGAGATCGACTGATGTCAGCGAACGACCAGCAAGTGGGCGGCGACCATTACACGCGCCAAGCAATACAACCATGGGACATTATTGTCGCAAACAAGTTGAACTTTTTTGAAGGCAATGCTTTGAAGTATCTGTTGCGTTGGAAATATAAAGACGGCGTGAAAGACTTATTAAAAGCAAGACACTACATTGATAAACTCATTGAGCTGGAAAAACCAAATGACAATTAAGACCTTGGGCGTAGAAGAGATGGCCGTGCTGTTGCGTCGAGCGGTTGAGACAATCCGTTCGGATGCAAGCCGTCGGCCAGAGACACTGCCGCCGAGGATCATCATCCCCGGCACCAGCAAGTTGCTCTGGCTGGAAGAGGACGTAATCGAGTGGATGAAGGAGCATCGAGATGATTAGATTCCTGCTTGCATTTTTACTTGCCGTGCCAGCTTATGCAGGCGTTGTTCTCAAAGACACGTCAAGCAAAAACAAAAGATGGGTTTACGAAGACGGCTTGATCGAAATCTTTTTGACCAACAAAGAAACAGATAGCTGCATGGGCCGTCGGTACCTGTATGTGATTGCTGTCGGCAGCCACAAGATCGAGGGGTGCTGGGAAGAAATAGAATCGCTGGTCCACATCAAATACGACAACGGGCATAAGTTTGTAGTGAGGGCTGACAAGTTTGTCGAAAGAAAGATAAGCGAATCGCCCGTGATCAAAACGAAAGATTACAGTGACTGAGTTCTTGCAACCGACTACCGACGCGCTCTGGTTCCGCGATCCGGACATCGACCCACCGCCAAGGGCTGCCAGCCTTCTGCTGCTGAACCCCGGCGGTGTATTGATTGTAGGTACATGGACAGACGACTGCTTGGGCTGGTGCCCAAAGCCAAAGATACCCGAGAGTATCAAGCGTAAAATGGTGGAGAAGAGAGGATGAAATGCAAAGAATGCGGCCAGACGCAAACTTCGTGGATGGGCAGGCAAAGCGTATGCGATACTTGTTACGCGAACGAGCTTCGCTCCCGCGTGAAGAACTTGAGTATCTTGTTAGCGCACTGGCCAAACTTAAAGATGAGCGATTCAAAGCCTGCGTCACAGAGCTTATCGGATGGGGAGACGAAGAACGTGCAGAGATAGAAACCTTTGTGGCTATCGCCATTGAGGTCATGAAGCGAACCAACGTATCAAAGCTGCGCGAGTGTGCGCAGATTGTCGAGCTACGTTATTGGATGAAAGAATGAGTACCTTAAAGAAAGCGGTAGCAGCGGTTGAAGCAGCAACAGGTGAGAGATGGTGTACGAACTGCAATCATCGACGGCCCCTTCGCACTGGAGGCGAATGGATACCTAGCGCAAACGGACGAACAAGGAGATGGAAATGCGGAGACTGCATGATAAAGATCAAGAGCAGGGAGAAACTGAAATAGATTTGGTTTACGATCTGCTAAAGGTTTTATTTGCTGCTGTAGTAATTTGTTTGGTGGTAGCACCAATAATTACAAACCTTTCAAATTTCAAAAAACAAAACCCGCCTTGCGATGTGGCTGAGATTAGTCCTGACTTTAGCCCGGCAGACAGAGAGAAGTGCCGCATGATAAGAGGACACAAGCTATGAACTTCATTTGCCCATTGCCGCCAGTCAAGATACTGGTACGGGCTGAGTACTTATACGACCATGAGCGTGGTCACGGCGAATACGTTGAGGGCATATGGTGTACGGTCAAGGCGCACAACGGTGAGGCGTTCAGGTTCGAGACTTATCTGCCAGACTACGCTGCCCTGTACGACAAGCTACCGATCAGCGCGTTCTGCCATAAGCCCATCACTGGCGACGATCTACCACTGGACTACTTGCAGATATGGGATGCCTTGTCTCACTACGTAACTGTCGTCGAGAAGCCGCTGCTCTCTGGTTTACGTGCAAGGTTTTTTGCCAAGAACAAGCAGATGTATGAGGGCGTGTACATGTTCACGCTGGACGGATGTCATCCCGATCCTCGGATACCCGACTTCACTTTTGTCGAGTCGATGGATGAGCATAAGAGCTACAACCTGATTGCACTGGACAACGGTCAGTTCGCATTGCAGCCGAACAACCGATGCCAGTTCTTTGATGCTGCTTTGAATCCGTCAGAGATAAAGTTCCCCGACTTCAAAGTCGCGACAACAAAGTACAAGGTTGAAGACAAAGCGAAGTGGAGATTAGGTGACACCACCGATGTCACCTACGATGGACGCGGAGAATAATTATTTCTCTGCGTCTTTCACCATCTCATTGAGACGTTTCATCTTTGCAGTGATTTGAGTTTTAACGATCTTGACTGACTCTTCTGAGCCTTCACGTTCTTTTAATTCTTTCAAACGCTTGTTCAAAGATTTGATGTCAGACTCAATCGAGTTTGCTTTCTCAAACAGGCGTGCCTCAGGATACTGTTCGTAGTAGTCATCAAGGCTTTCACGATCTTTCTTGCGGCCCTTGATCTCGGCTTCGTGTTTGTTGAGCATCGTGAGATTCTCGTAATACTTGCCTGAGATATTGGCAGTTGCCTGAGTGTCGCCATAGAACCGGCCAACGATAGGTATCTTGTAAGGCGCGACCTCTTCACCCTTGACCGCGCCCGTGATCGACTGCTCGATCTTCATCGCTTCGCGACCAACGCCGCCAGTGATCTGGCCAATCAAGTAATCGATTTGATCAGGTGTTGGACTGAACAATCCCGGCTTGTAGTCGGTGCCGCCTGTTGCAAGATTGAGGAAGTACGAAAACTGTTTCGAGAACCAGCTTGCGGTGTCCTTGGTTCTGGTATAGCCGGGCGTAGGAGACAGATCGCTTCGGTCCTTCTTTGCAATTGGCTTGCCAGTAAAGTCTCTGTTCTCAGCCAGCGCAACCAGCGGGTCAACAAGGGTCGGTGCCAAAGTCTGAACACTCCAGCCCGAGTTACCGATCGGGTTGAACGTTTCAAGGAACGCGCCTGTAATCTGACCGATCCGCTTCGGCGTATTCTTAAATCCCGACATCGCCCACTCAGTCATGACACGGCTGGTGTTGGGTATCACGTTAAAGCCCAGCGGCATTGGCAGGGTGAGGTACTTACCGCCGGTGCCCAGAGGGATGATCAGGTTACGCTCTTTGATAAAGTCAGGCGGTTCATCCTCATCGAACCCGGCAGCAGCTAACAGGAAAGCCTGCGCCGTGCCGATCATCAAACCGCCTGCGATGATCTTCTTGCCTGCCGGACCGCGCAGGGTTTCGATCAGTCGTGCGCTGCCCTGTATCGCTGCATTGAAGAAGGCGTACCATGCGCCGGCCTGCGTGGCCATCTGGCCCTTGCGGTTGAAGTTGACCGTCAGGTTCTTAGCAATGCTGGCGGCTTCTTCCTTGGACAGGCCCTTATCCAGAGCGACCTTATAGGCAGACAAGCGGACCGCGTTCTCCATGGTCTGGTTGTAATCCGACAACCAGTCAAACAGTGGCGCTGCTGTCTTGCGTGCAACTTCCATCGGCACCTTCAAGGTACCGTTAGCAGTAAACACTTTGCCCAGAGGCGAGTCCGCCCACGACGCTGGATCGAGCATGCGCTGCAAAGCTTTTGCCCGGTCTTCTGAATTGACGAACTGATCTCGGTAACCTGTCTGGCCACCCACCTGCTGGAACTCATCCCAGAGTTGGGCGTAGGACCCAGCCGGTGCAGGCCGACCCTTGCGCTCTGCCCGTGTGGCTTGATAGATTCCCTTCATCGCAGGGAACACGCCTGCGGCAACCGCTTTCTGTTTACCCGCGATCGCTGTCGTAGACAGGTTAAACATCGCGCCTTTGGAATCGCGGATGAAGTTGATCGCGCCAAAGATTGGGTTGAACTGCGTGTTCACTTGAGCGAACCAGCGCGTAGCCGGTGCAATGAAGTTTGCCGTGATGTACCCGAGCTGGTCAGCGTCGAGGTTCTTCAGAGCTGAAGCCATACGTTGCGACCGCTCATCGTTGGCGTTGAAGAAGACATACTTCTCCACGCCATCGACGCGCGTTGCAATCACCATCGGGTTGGAACGGATCGCAGGGTTGATGCGTTCAGCGACAAGGCCGGTGTTCGGATCGACGTAACGCTGCTTCGGTTCTTCAATAATATTCTTTGCGTCCAGTGGGCTGATGCCCATGGTCATCAGGTCGGCCATCGCCCGGTTCGGGTCCTTCTGCCCAGCCGGGTCAATCGCCAGCCAGAAGTCCGTGTTCGGGTTTTGTACGGCCAGACCGTAGAGAGACATGGCGACACGGTTCTTCTCAGCCCTGACGATCGTGCGCTCACGCTGCATGGCGATGTTTGCGAGGATGTCAACGACGGCCTTCTTCGAACCCATCGCGCGACGGCTGGCAGCGCCCTTGACGCTGTAGCCCTGACCGGTACGCATACCGCCTGCGCCCTGTGTGCTGAAGTCGATATCGTCACGGTAGAGAGGCACGTAGTTTGAGTAAGCTTTTTCCCACGCATCGACAGTCTCTTGAGACTCAAGGCCAGAGTTGACCAGCAAGTCGCGGGTAGCTTGATTGATCGCGTCAATGCGTGCAGCCAGTGCAGTGAAGTCGCGTTTCTGATCAGGGGTCAAGCCGGCAAGGTAAGCCTTTGCGTCAGCGGTGTCGATACCCGATCCGCCGTCTGGCATGTTCGGGTTGACCTTGGCAATCTGTTCGTTGCGTTCTTCGGCGTGACGATTGTGCAGGTACTCTTCCAACTGGGCGAGAGTGACCTTGCGCTTTTGCATGTCCTCGACCAGTGGCCGAAGTTCGGTCTGAAGGAAATCGGTAGTCTGCTTGGACGTGCGCCCGTGGAACAGTTCTTCCTGAAGGTAAACGTTCCAGTCGTTCTCTATCTGGGTGCCGGCTTGGGTGATAGCTTCGATGACACGCTTGGTGTCGATCTGTTTGTTTTGCAAAGCGTAGACAACGTTGTCTGCTTTGGTCTCAAGGGGTGCGGTCCAGTTCGCCAGTGGCGCTGGCTGGCCAAAGATGTCACGACGACTAAGCCTTACGGCGTCTCTTTCCCGGCCAGACTCGCGCCGCCTGCGAACAGCTTCTTCATCTTGCTTTCGATCAGCTTGCGCCGCAGCAACACTTTCTCCGACGGTCGCTCGGTAGACCGTTTCACTGATTCGACCGGCTTCGTACTCTTCGTTGGTCGCATTTTCAAACTCCTCTTTAAGCCCCTCCATCTTAACACGGGGGATGTCTTCCAAAGGTACAAGTGTTGCGTTCCCCCAACCTTTGGAGTTGTCGATTGCAAATATCTTGAATGCCGGGTCGTTGCCGAACTTCTCTTGCAGGCGATTCACCACCTCACTGGAACCGGCATGGCCTTTGACCAGACCGTCCAGAGGAACCGTGCGGCCAGTGACCATAGCCCGAGACAGCACGCCATTGCGCAGGGCGTCCACGGGTTCGCGGTAGATGTAGGAGATGTAAACGTCTTGGCCTGCGTCGAGCGCAGTCTGGATGCGTCTCTCGGCTTTGCTGTAGGTTGACAGCGTGCCGTCGTAAACGATGTCGGCTGTCTCGAATACATCGGCCAGCAACTGGCCAGCACTGGACTTGCCTGCACCACCGCCGCCGGCCATGAACACGACAACGCCATCAGGGCTGGTGTTCTCAATCCGCTTTTGATAAAGCTTGTCGATGAAACCGCTGACGGCTTCATGTACTTCGCCTGCGCGTGAACGGTCAGCACGGTATTCAGGTGACAGCTCCCGTGCGATATCGGTGTCCAGCACCTTGCCACCATCGGTACCTTCCAGCTTGTTGTACTCTTCGACCAGTGCATCGAAATCATTATCGACACGGTCTTGCAGTTTGGCACCGATGTCTTCTTGACGACGGCTAAAAGCGAAATCCGACTTTTTTCCGTACACCGGATTCTTCGCCAGTACCAAAGGTCCGATCTGTATCGCTTCGTCAGCAGACACCACTGGCTCCATACTGGCGCGATCGTAGAAGTAAGCGTGACGTGTTGGGTCCATACCAACCTGCACCCACTTGTCGCTTTTCAGTGCAGCCTTTGCTGCGGTCGAAGCCTGCTTCGGTGTAACTGGTTTCCAGTTACCCTTCATCACAGCGATCGTTGCTTTTGGCTTGCCGCCTGCAATAGCAAGAGCCGCTTTCTCCACCACGCCGAACGTCGGCTTGGTAACAGCAGCGACGCTCTCGTATCCGATAGACTTACCGGCAGAGT